ATCGCAGAGAAAGAACTAGATGGAGACTTTTCGCCCAAAAGAGCAGGATTGCCGAAGATACTTTCCATATTTACTAAAAAAGTTGGACAGCTATTGCCTAATCAAAGAGGTTTGATTATAGCGATTACCCACTTTATTGCTAATACGTCTGGCTTTGGAAAGTCTAAAATTTCAGACGGTGGAATTAAAATTCAGTACCAAGCAGACACTAGACTGGAAATCGCTCATGGTGGCGAAGGCAACCCTGCTGTAAAACCAATGGTTGACGACAACGGAAAACAGATAGGTCAGAAAATTAACTGGAAAGTTTTGTGTTCGTCTATGGGGCCACCCGGAGGAAACATTCAAAGCTACATTCGTTATGGTCACGGAATTGATAAAACGCAAGAAGTGATAGAACTAGCTTTAGACTTAGGTTTGATTGACCAAAGAGGTGCTTGGTTTAACTGCGTATTTATGGCTCAAATGCCGGAAATTGCAAAAAAGATAAAACCTGAAGTCGATTTTGACAAGCCAGAAGAAGTTGAAAAAGCCTTCAAGTACCAAGGCATGTCCAAGATGCGGGTTTTATTTGATGAAAACCCAGAGTTGGCTACCAAACTAGAATCTATAATAAAAGTGAGTTTATTTTAATGAAAGTTCTAGGACTTGACGATAAGTACCATAAGTGGAATCCAAAGTCAGGCAAAGGAAAAAGATCAAAACTTCACAATAGAGTTAGAAATTTCCTTGACAAACATTTTCCTCATGATAGAATACTAGAAGAGGTTACTCTGGCTGGAAGTAAAAGACCCTCATCCTTTGGGGGTCTTCTTCGTGCTGATTTTTGGTTGCCTCTAAGGTCTATAATAGTAGAAGCTAACGGCGAACAACACTTTAAGTTTAACAATTTTCATTTCAAAAACAAGTTAGACTTTTTTCGTGCTCAAGCCAGAGACAGAGACAAGGCGTATTGGTGCGAGATAAACGATATAAAGTTAGTTAATTTAAACTTTAACGAAACCGAAGAAGAGTGGAAAGAAAAAATATGAATTACACAGACCTGTACACAACAATACCACGGCACATAGAGCAAAACAACAAGGAGATGAATAATGTTTTCTTTTGCAATTTGTACACCTGTATGAAGAAGATGTGTTCATATGATTTCAAAAAGGATATCAATAACACAAGCATAATGGATTCTATGTCTATGATATACGGGGATGTGGGTGGGACAAATATCATCACAATATCTGGCGACTGGGGTATCTACAAAGATGGGTCTGAATACGTTGGTCAAGCCGTAAATAAACAATCTCGCGTAACTATTCCAGAGTTAGATTCCGTGCTAAACAGTTTCGATAATTGGTTCTGTCCGCACCTTGAGGAAGACATACATGAAAAAATATATCCAATACCTATTAATGTGTTTGCCCCAGACTGGCAAAAACTCGTTAGTAAAAATATCGAAGAATTAAGAAAGATTAAAAAAGACAATCTTTGTTACGCCAACTTTGGTATGACCTCTCTATACAGAACAACATTAGCTAAATGGATTCCTACGCAAGATTACATTGACTATCTATTTCCTGTCGAGGACGTAGAGATGGATACACCATCAGATGGTGAATGGTGCGAGCGTAAAGAACATAACCTCTCGTTAGAAGAGTTTGCAACAGCCTTGGCCTCATATAAATTTGCAATAGCCCCTGTTGGTAACGGCGTAGATACATATAGGTTATGGGAATGTATCTTAACGAACACAGTCCCTATCGTACAGGACACGTTCTGCAACAGGGTTTTTTCAAAAATATGGCCTATGATTACAGTGCGTAGATATGAACTTGATAATATTCAACAAAAGATGAGTGACTTTTATAAAAAACATGGTGATTATATAGAGTACGACTACTCTCTGTTGTTAAAGAAAAATTTTAACAAGCTACTTGAAAGATTAAAGTATGAAAGTAATAGGGTTAGGCGGGAGAGAGCACAAATGGAACCCGTCGAAAAGATCGTCATCAAGTTCTAAAAGTTTAAAATTACATAAAAGTGCAAAAGAATTACTTGATATTCTGTTTATGTATAATAGAATGCTAGAGGAAGTATCGTGGAAAGAAAAAATATGAATAGAGGCGAAGAAATATTACAAGAATTTTTAGAGAATATTGATAGGTACACTAAATCACTTCACTTGAGCGAGGTAAAAGAAAACCAAAATATTTCAGATTTGTTAAATTTTCAATTTTCTGACTTTGAAAAGCTGACGGCTGTGGAGTGCAGTTCTGCCGCCTATCAACTTTATGCTTACGCTGAGTACATTGAGACTGAAAAAGCCAAACAAAAAAATATTTTAGACTGGGCAGAGTCGTCTATTTGGTTTATAATTAGTGGAACCTTAGATCAGTATGGGGACAAGTTCACCAAGTGGCAAGTTAAGTACTATCCCGCTATAAAAGAAAACCCTTTAGCTAGTGAGATACTAAAAATAAAAAACTATGCTGAATCAAAGGTTAAAATACTAGAAGGAAAATGTGAAAGAGTAATGAGAATGGCAGACGTTTTGAGCAATTTATCAAGGAAAAAATACTAATGAATAATAAGGACAGAAACGTAATAGAGTCTTTGACAAGCGTAATGATGGACATTAAAAAGGCTATCGAGTTAATAGACCAAAAAATTGATAAACTGAATTATGCTATAGAATCGCTCAACACCACCGAAGCTGTTGTTGCGAGTAAAGTAGTACTTGACTCACCAAAAAAACCTAACATTGATTACAATGATTGGGGAAACGTTAAAGAAGAAGATGAGCCAGTTGAAGAAGTTCACAAGATGATCAAGAGCAATAAATTTGTTGATGACGGCAGTCTATTCCAAGAAGAAGAAGACAGAACACCACCCGTGAACCCGTCTCCAAGAAAGCGTCGAGGCTGGGAATCAAACTTGATTGAAGTGACTTGCGACAAGTGCAAAAAGACAGAAAAAGTAAATAAGATACACGCAACAGGATCAATCTACTCTTGCCGGAGGTGTTCAAGAAGATGATAAAAGATTTAGCAGCAGAAAGGGCAGTCTTATCTGCCTTGGTACAATTTGGCTTAGATGTTTATATGGATTTAGATTTTCTTACCGCCGACTGTTTTGTTGATAGTCAGAATCAGTTTTTGTTTGACTGCATCTCTAGTATACTTTCAGAAGGTAGAGAAGTTGAGGTTTCGTCAATTTTGTCTGAAGCCAATAATCTTGGTAACGCAATAGATAAAAACGAAATGGCATTTATTAGGTCGTTAATTAATTTCCCGATCTCCAAAAGTAATGTACCGTCTCACGCTGCAAAACTTGCTAAACTCGCAACAATTAGGACTTTAGATTCCACCTTGACTCTTTGTAAGAGTGATTTAAAAAAATTAAATGGCTCAGAAGACCTAGCCGATATTATATCTAAGGTAGAGGAGCCAATCCTAGATGTGACAGGAGAGGCTTTTTCTGGAAGCTCAAATCAAACAGAGGTTCTTGGTGCGGATGTTTTTGATTATATAGAGTATCTTTCTGAAAACGTAAGAGAGACTCTGGGAGTACCAACAGGATTTCCTGAGTGGGACAACGCTATTGGTGGAGGTCTTAGAAAGGGCTGTGTTGATCTAATTGGAGCTAGACCAAAAACAGGAAAGTCCATGCTTGGCGATTCCGTAGGTATTAACATTGCAAGGCAGGGCGTTCCCGTTTTAATGCTTGACACAGAGATGTCCAAAGAAGATCACTACAATAGAATATTGGCTAGTTTGTCAAACGTAAAAACCAAAGAAATAGAAACTGGATTATTTGCAAAAACACCTTCTAAGTCACACGCCGTGGGAGAGGCCGCTAAGGAGTTACATGAGCTACCTTATCACTACCTTAGTATTGCTGGTCAGTCGTTCGACTCAATATTATCTCAAATGAGAAAGTGGATTTATCAGCACGTTGGGTTTGACGAAGATGGTAAAACTAAAGACTGCGTTATTATCTACGACTACCTAAAATTAATGGATGGTGACAGTATTTCTTCTTCTATGCAAGAGTATCAAGTTCTTGGGTTTCAGATTACTAAGCTGCATAACTTTATGGTTAAGTACTCGTGCCCATGTTTGGCCTTTGTGCAGTTGAACAGGGATGGAGTAACGAAAGAGTCGTCTGACGTTATCAGTGGCTCCGACAGGCTTGTTTGGCTTTGTACTAGCTTGAGCTTGTTTAAATTAAAGTCCCCTGAAGAATTAGCCGAAGATAATCAGGTCGATGGAGATCAAGGGAATACAAAGCTAGTACCCCTACATGCTAGGCATGGTGGGCTTATGGATCAAGGTGATTATGTTAGTTTAAAAGTTGATGGTGAGTATGGTAGAGTTGTACAGAAGATGACAAGAAATCAAATTTACTATAAAGGCAAAGAAGATCAGGAAGGTTTCAAATCAAATGAAGAGTCTAACACAGAAACAAATTTCTAAAATTTGCGAAGAATTATTAGAGCGACTGCCTGACTTTTTGACGCACATGGATATTGATTTTATGGAGTATCCCAATAGAATCGCCTTTCCTTGCCCAGTTCACGGTGGTGACAATCCAGAGGCTTGTTGTATATTTACAGATGGAAATTCAGCTAAGGGAAACTGGCATTGTTGGACTAGGCACTGCGAAGAAGAATATTCAGGTTCTTTGGTAGGGCTTGTTCGTGGATGGATGGAGAAAAACGGGTGCGAAGAAAATTCGTTCCATAAGGCTCTTAAATTTTGTTGTGATTTTCTAAAAATGGATGTGGAAAAAGTAGAAGAATCTAACTATGACAAGGGTAGAGTTAATCAAGTGTTTAAAATATTTAATGATGAAAACTCAACTGATTCACCTCCTGCCATATCTAGAGAATCAATTAGGCAAAAACTTGACATTCCGTCTATGTACTACCTAAACAATAAGGATGAACGCAAAAGGTTTTCGGCTGAAGTGTTAGACACTTTTGATATCGGTGATTGCAAAGATTCTAAACAGTCAATGTTTGGACGTATAGTAGTTCCGATATACGATGAACATT